AAGACGGTTGCTTGCGTGAACGATCTGCTCGACGCGGCCTTACGCTGCCAGCTTCCCGAGCCCCGCTTTGCGTACATTGCCCCATACTACGCGCAGGCCAAAGACATTGCATGGAACTACCTGAAGCGATTTGCGGGGGCTATTCCTGGCGCAGTCCCTCATGAGCAGGAATTACGGGTGGATCTTCCGAACGGGGCGCGGGTGAGGCTTTACGGGGCGGACAACTATGAACGGCTCAGGGGTATCTATCTTGACGGCGTTGTGCTGGACGAATTCGGCGACATGGACCCGAGGGCGTGGTCAGAAGTAATCCGCCCTGCATTGTCTGACCGCCAAGGCTGGGCCGTTTTCATCGGAACGCCAAAGGGCCGGAACCATTTCGCTGAAATCTGGAACCAGGCGCAGGACAAGCCGGACGAATGGTATTCGATAATCCTGAAGGCCAGTCAGACCGGCATCGTGAACCCGACCGAACTGGCGGACGCTCGCAGCGTCATGTCAGAGGACCAATACAATCAGGAATTTGAGTGTTCGTTTGATGCGGCTGTAGTCGGTTCCTACTACGGGAAGCTGATTGAGAAAGCCGAGAATGAGGGCCGGATTGGCAACGTCCAGTGGGAACCGCAGATTCCCGTTCAGACGTGGTGGGACCTCGGCATTGATGACTCGACAGCCATCTGGTTCGTTCAGGTTCTTGGGCGGGAAATCCGGCTTATCGACTACTACGAGAATTCAGGCGTGGGCCTTGAGCATTACGCCAAAGTCCTGAAGGAGCGGGACTATGTGTACGGAAGCCACATGCTACCCCATGACGTTCAGGTGCATGAACTTAGCACGGGAAAGTCACGCTTTGCATTCCTGGCTGGCCTGGGTATTCGCGGGACGGTAGTCCGCAAGCACGCGGTAGAGGACGGGATAAACTCGGTCAGGTCCATCCTCCCCCGCTGCTGGTTCGACCGGACGAAATGCGCACGAGGCATTGAAGCCCTCAGGCAATACCGGCAGGACTGGGATGACAAACTGAAGGCGTTCAAGGGCCGTCCGCTTCATGACTGGTCCAGCCACGCCGCCGACAGCTTCCGCTATGGGGCTTTCAGCATTCGCCCGGCTGAAGTGGAATGGGTTCGCGGCGTCCCGCGTTACATCAATGACGGGCCACGGCAGCAGACGGCGCTAATGGAATAGAGCGCGAGTCACAATCGCCCTAGACGCTCTAGCCATGAGCGCAATCGCAAATCACAAGACTTGGAGGGCCGCCTGATGTCGGGCTTGGAGCCTTTCATTGCATCAGCACTCGCAAGCGTCGGCACTGCTGGAACAGCAGCAGCCGGAACGACAGCGGCGGCGACAACGGCAGGCGCTGCGGCAACAGCCGGGGCAGTCGGCGCAGGTGTAGCAAGCGCGGGCGAACTGGCCTTGCTCGCTTCTGCGGGCCAAGCCCTCACTGCTTCAGGTGGCACGGGGCTTTTGTCCGGCCTGACGGCAGGTCAGGCTCTGACGGGCGCAAGCGCACTTTCCGGTCTGGCAGGCGCAGGGGCTCAACTCCTGTCCGAGCCGCCAAAGTTTGACCTTCCCTCTGCCCCCACACGCGACACAGCCAAGCAGGAAGCGGACGCACGCTCCATGCAACTGAAGCGACGCGGACGAGCGGCAACGCTCCTGACCGGATCGCAGGGCGTCACATCCAATCCCACCCTTGGCTCTCCAGCCCTGACAGGAACAGCCTAATGTCCGAACGCCTTGACCTGCTCTCGAACGCCTCTGCTACCGGCTCCTACAAGGACGTGGTTGGTGGCCGGTACATCTGGGCCTGCGAAGCGACGTGGTCGAGCGCGACCGCTCAGCTTCAGGCGAAGGGACCGAACGGGACGGCGATTGATATTGCCGGGGCGACCATGACCGCCAATGGGTTCCTTGAGGTCATGATTGCGGACGGCAGCCAGGTGAGGGTGTCAATTACGGGCTCTCCTACCGGCGTTTACTCCAGCCTTGTGAGTGTCGGGGCATGAGCGGGGTTGTTACAAGACCGTTCACGCCGCTGATTCTCGGCATTTCCGGCGCTGCTTCTTCCATTACGGGAACTGCCAGTGAGACGACGCTGGCAACGGTTGTCGTTCCGGGCGGCATGATGGGGCCGAATGGTGCGTTGCGCATTTGGTCGCTCTGGTCCTACACGAACAGCGCGAACGGAAAGACGCTCCGCATTCGGCTGAATGGGCTTGGCACTCAGGCCATTATGGGCGCGAACGTGTCAACGTCCGGAGTCTATTCAGACATTCGCTACGTGTTCAACAACAACGCGAACAACTCGCAGAAGGCGTGGCAGTTCTCGGCCCTCGGCGGCACGTCAATCTCAACGACGACCACGACAGCCTCAATCGATACGACCGCAGCCATTAGCCTCGTATTCACGGGCAACCTTACAAACACGGGTGAAACAATCACGCTGGAATCCTACTGCGTTGAACTCCTGCGCAGGGGCTAGCCGTGAACCTGGATGACATCCTGAAGCACCAGCAGCAGCTAGAGGCCGAGCGGTCGAACTTCAACACGCTCTGGCAGGAAGTGAGCGAGCGGGTTCTTCCCGATCACGGCTGGTTCACGACGAACGAGCGTATGCAGGGGCAGAAGAACACGCAGCGTCAGTGGGACAGTACCGCCCAGATTGCAGCCGAACGTCACGCTTCAGCCATTGACAGCCTCATGACCCCGCGCGGGTCCAAGTGGCATCGGATCACGGCGAGCATTGCGGAACTGAACGACGACGACGAGGTGCGGCAGTACTTCGACAAGGTCGAGGAGGTTCTGTTCAGGGAGCGTTACAGCCCCGGCGCTGATTTTGCCGGGCAATGCCATGACGTGTACCTTTCAGGTGGCGTCTTCGGGAACGCAGCCCTCTGGGTGGATGAGCGCATCGGCGGCGGTCTTCGGTATCGCTCCGTCCCTCTTGCTGAACTCTACTTCAGCGTAGACCAATGGGGCATGGTGGATAGCGTCCACCGCAAGTTCAAGCTCACCGCACGCGCAGCAATGCAGCGATACGGCGAGAAGACGCCCGCGAAGATTCAGGAGTGCGTGGACAGGGAGCCGCTCCGCAAGTTTGAATTCCTTCACTGCATCAAGCCGAACGAGGACAGGAAGGGCATCCTTGGCCCTCAGTCCATGCGCTATCTCTCGTATGAGATCAGCCTTGACCCGAAGGAAATGCTCCGGGAGGGCGGCTACGAATCATGGCCCATGCCCGTCTATCGCTACCAGATGGCCCCCGGCGAATGGTACGGGCGCGGTTGGGCTTGCCAAGTCCTTCCTGAAATCAAGATGCTGAATCAGGCCCGCAAGGCAATCATTCAGGGCGCTGAGAAGGTGGTGAACCCTCCCTTGCTCCTGCACGATGATGGTGGCTTGGCGGTCGGCTCAGGCGGCAAGGGCATGACGCCCAACCTTACACCCGGTGGCTTGAACTATTACGGCGTGTCCGCTGAAGGCAGGCCGATGATCCAGCCGCTCCAGACTGGCGCGCGTATCGACATTGGCCTTGAGATGATTACGGCCATGCAGTCCGTCATCAACGACGCGGCTCTAATCAACCTTTTCCAAATCCTCGTTGATGCTCCGCAGATGACGGCAACGGAAGTCCGCGCCCGTATGCAGGAGAAGGGGCAGTTGATCGCCCCGACAGTCGGCAGGGCGCAAAGCGAATTCCTCGGCAAACTCATTGAGCGCGAGATTGATATTCTCGCCCGCCAGAACCTGCTGCCTCCCATGCCGGACGTCCTCATGGAGGCGCAGGGCGAATACCGCGTTGAGTATGACAGCCCGCTGAACAGGCTCCAGAAGATCGAGGAAGTCCAGGCTGTCGATGTCTGGCTTCAGGGCCTCGCCCCGCTTGTTCAACTCGCTCCCGAGATTCTGGACAACGTGGACACTGACGAACTGGCCCGCCACCGCGCGCGCGTCATGGGCGTTCCTGAGAAGATTCTCGCCAATCTGGATGTCGTGCAGGCCACGCGTGAACAGCGGGCCAAAGCACAGCAGGCGCAGCAGATGGCAGCAAGTGCGCCGGGTCTTGCCGGTGCAGTCAAAGACGTGGCGGAAGCGGGGGCTATCGCTAGAGGTGCTTAATGGGCGTCGCCCAGAACGTGTTGGATTTCCTCGGGGCCAAGCGCCGCGAGAGTAACGCATGGAAGCGGGCATTGCTGGATAGCAAGGGCAAGCTTCATGACGATGGGAAGCTAATCCTCAAGTCCCTTATGGGGCCTGCGCATTACTTTGGCGTCGGGTATGTGCCCGGCGACCATGACAGGACCCTGATCATGTCAGTCCGTCGCGAGACGGTGAACCGGATACTTCGGCTCCTCAAGTTCGACGAGGAAGCCGTCATTATGGAGATGTTGAAAGATGAGTGAAGCAGCAGCAGCCGCACCCGTTGAGCAGCCCGCAGCAGCAGCCGCACCGGCAGCGACCACAGCCACGCAATCCGCTCCGGACCTCTCATGGTTGGGCGACGGGGCAAAGCCCGAGGTCCAGCAGTACGTGCAGGGCAAGGGGTTCAAGTCCGCTGCCGCTCTCGCGGAAGCCTATCAGAACGCCGAGAAGGCGCTCTCGTCCCGCTCGTTCGAGCCCCCGAAGCCGGAAGACACAGCAGGCTGGGCGAAGATCAAGGCGGCCATGGGCGTTCCCGAAGCCCCGGACAAGTATGACTTGGGTGAAGTCGGCAAATCTCTGAAGCCCGAAGCCCTCCAGCAGTGGGCCCCGGTATTCCATCAGTTGGGCCTGAGCAATGAGCAGGCGTCCAAACTGATTGCGCAGACGACCGAGATGGCAACGAAAGCGCAGGCAGTGCAGGAGGAAGCCTACGTCAAGCAGACGGAAGCCACCGCTGAGCGCATGAAGCTGGAGTATGGGGACAAGTGGCCCGCCTTCCATGACATTGCCTCACGCGGCTTCAACGTCATCAAGCAGCAGTTGAAGCTGGACGATACGAAGGTTGACGCCTTGGAGCGTGCACTTGGAACCCGCGAACTCCTGTCCCTTGCCCACATGATCGGGGAAGCGAAGGTCGAGGCGGGCTTTGTCGCTTCGGACGGTCAGCATCGAGCCATGACGAAGGACCAGGCACGGCAGGCCATCAACGGCTTCAAGGGCAATCCCGAGAAGTACAACGCCCTCATGAAGTCGGACCACCCGAACCATGCAGCGGCTTTGAGTGAATGGACCCAGCTTCGTCGCATTGCCGAGGCTTGAGCCATGACCGAAGCAGAACTCAAGGTCGCTGAACTCAGGCTTGAATGCCTCAAGTTGGCGGCAAGCCTCATCAGCCCGAACTGCCAGCCTTCCGAGGTGAAGCGAGTGGCGGGCGACCTATGGGACTGGATGGGTCAATCAGCGCCCGCAGTCTCCAAGACGAAGACGAACATTGCCAAGTCACTGGAGCGCTTGGGCGCGAGTCAGAACTCAGAGAAAGACAACTCCTGAATGTTCGACCTGCGCACTGGTAGCGGACAAGTCGGCTAACGCCGGACCCGCATAAGCCATAGCAGACAAGCCTGCATTCGAACGGGACGCCGCACCCCATAGCGGTTTTCATTTCGAAAGGCACAAGCGGCTATGTCGCTGAATTACAACCCGACACTTTTTGCCCAGGATTTCAAGGCTGCCCTTGAGCTGGGTCTTCAACAGCAGGGCTCGAAACTCCGCCCCTACGTCATGTCCTCGACCGTTTCCGGTGCGAAGCAGGCTGTAGCGGTGGATCGTGAAGAGGCAATTGAAGCCTCCATCGTCACGGGCCAGCTCCAGACAAAGGTTCCCGTCAACGCCGCTGTCTCCCGTCGCTGGGTGCAGCCGGTCAGCTATGACGTGACCCAGATCATCGACCACTTCGACCAGTTGAAGATGCTGAACGACCCTTCATCCGTGAAGGTTCAGAACGCCATCAACGCCATCGGTCGCGAGATGGATGATGAGATCATTGCCCAGATGTGGGGAAGCGCCGTTACCGGTGAAACCGGCGGTTCGACCCAGGCATTCGACACGTCCAACTTCCAGATTGCGGTGAACTACGAAGCGGCGGCAAACACGGGTCTGACCGTGGCGAAGCTTCGCGGTGCGCTCCGCAAGCTGCGTGCGGCTCACAATGACTTGGACCGCGATCCGCCGATTTGCGTCATCAACGCGAAGATGGAAGACGATCTGCTCAAGGAAGCCCAGATCATCGGTCGCGAGTACAACGACAGCATGGTTCTGAAGGACGGCAAGGTAGACTCCTACCTCGGCATTCAGTTCGTGCGCTGCGAGCGTCTGGACACGTCCACCTACTACCGTTGCCCGCTGTTCGTGAAGTCGGCCATTCATCTGAAGATGTGGGAAGACATCACGACGAGCGTGACAATGCGGACCGACCTCCGTGGCGATCCTTGGCAGACCTATGCCATGGCGACTTTTGGTGCAACCCGCACCCATGAGTCGAAGATCGTCCAGATTCTCGTCACAACGTAAGGACCGACTCCAATGGCAGTCACCAACGAAACCTCTCCGGAGTTCAAAGACGTCACTGACCCGCGCACCAATGGTGGCGTATCGGCGCTCTACTTCCGGGACCTGCAGTACATCCCGTTCAACTACACGCAGTCGGCTGCGGCTGGCGACGCCACGTCCACGATGGACCTGGTGTACCTCCAGCGCGGTCGCTACGTGATCCTCCCGAAGCTCAGCATCATCCGCTGGTCAGCTTTCGGCGCCTCGCGCGTTCTCGACGTGGGCATTACCGCCCATACTGACGAGACGGGCGCAGCGGTTGCGGCCTCTCTGGCCCGCTTCGATGACGACGTTGACGTGTCTTCGGCTGGCTCAGCGGCTCTGGGTTCCGACCTTGCAGCGGCTGACTTCTCGGGCGTCTACCTGAACATTGGCGGCTCGACCAACACGGACGGCGCAATCATCCGCGCCACCGTGGCGGGCGGCACGATCCCGGCGGCGGCAACGCTCACGGGCTACCTCGTGGTCGCCAAGATCGCTTAGCCAAATCGGGCGGGGGCTTAATCTCCTCCGCCCTTCACTCTCTCGGAGATATAGCCAATGGCTACCGTGCAGCTTTCATGGGGTAAGGGCGACACGCTCGACGGTCCCAACTACGTGACGGAAGCAACGGGCGGTTCCGCCCCTTCCGAGACCGTCGCACTGAACATTGCGGACGGGACAAGCAAGGAGCATGTCCTGATTGCCCTGCAACTGTTCCGCGACAAGATCATTCAGACACAGAACCTTCCGTAACACAGGGGCCTGAACGATGGCCTCTACATGGACGGTAACGCAGATTGCCAACCTGGCCCTGACGAAATTGGGGCCGGGTTCTGGCTATCTGAGTGACCTCGCATCTGACACCACCATTGCGGGTCAAGCCCTCAACCGCGTGTACGAGATGGTGCGGGACGAGTTACTGGAAACCAACCCGTGGAACTTCGCGATTAAGCGCGTGGAGTTGGCGTCTGACGTTGACACGCCTGCATGGGGCTATGACTACCAGTACACGCTTCCGGCTGACTGCCTCCGCTTCCTGAGCGTGGAGGGCACGAAGGTGGATTACCAGATTGAACTGGACAAGCTGCTTGCCGACGACGAAGGCCCGCTGAATATCCGCTACATCAGCCGATCGACGGACGTGAGTAAGTGGAGCCCGACCTTCTGCCAAGCCCTCGCAGCCCGCTGGGCCTTTGAGATTTCGGGCATCATCGAAAGTCGTGTTACCCCAAACCAGCTTTGGGAAATGTACATGCTGCTTCTGTCCCAAGCGAAGCGGGCGGACGCGCAGGCCAATCCAGCCGAGGAAATGCCGGACGGCGATTGGCTGAACGCGAGGCGCTGACCCATGGCAAAGAGCCAGCACGCCTTCACAGCCCTTAACGCAGGCGAACTTTCCCCCCTGCTTGAAGCGCGGGTGGACAAGGATTTCTATAATACGGGGCTGAAAACCTGCTCGAACATGATCCCGCTGACGCAGGGACCTGCCGCGATGCGAAGCGGCACGCAGTACGTCAAGGCGGTAAAGAACTCAGCGAGCCGGACAGCCCTTATCCGCTTTCAGTTCGGGCTGACGCAGGCTTACGCCATCGAAGTCGGGGACCAATACTTCCGGTTCTATAAGGACCACGCGATTATCACGAACACAGCGACGAACATCACCGGGATTACGAAGGCGAATCCGGGCGTAGTGACGTCCACCAGCCACGGCCTAAGCACGGGCGACAAGGTAATCATTTCGTCAGTCGGCGGCATGGTTGAACTGAACAACCGGGAGTTTACGGTTACGGTTCTGACGGCGAACACGTTCCAACTGAACTCCGAGAACACATCCAGTTACACCACCTACACTTCAGGCGGGACGGTGGCTGAGATTGTGGAAGTGGCAACGCCGTACACGCAGGCGGACCTGTTCGATAGCGATGGGGTATTGCAGATCTCATACGCCCAAAGCGCGGACACGATGTATATCGTCCATCCGTCCTACGCTCCCCGCAAGCTGACCCGCTCCAGCCACACGTCATGGGCACTCTCGACCGTCTCATTCGTTCAGGGGCCGATTACGGCTGTGAACTCGGACGACACATCCCACGTCTACCTGACGTCAATGACCAGCTATTACCCCGGCGGAACGGGCGTGATGATTGCCAACCAGGGGATATTCACCGCCAATCATGTGGGTGGCCTCTTCTACATGGAAGAGAGGTATTTGTCAGATAACGATGTGAGTCCGTGGAGTGCTGGGGCGCTTGGGGCTTCAGGCGGTGGGTCACTCGGTCTGCAATTCTCGCATGATGGCAACGTGTACGAGATACGCGAGGCCGTAGGCTCCGCGTTCGGGACCGTCGCACCTGTCCACACGGACGGCGAGGAGCGCGACAATCCCACAGGTGGAACGGCCAACTACCGCAAGTGGAGATACCTTCACTCCCGCTGGTGCATTGTCCAGATTACGGGGTTCACAAGCTCAACCTCGGTAAGCATTCAGGCAGTTACCTACATTCCAAACGGACTTGAGCCTGTATCAACTGCCATCACCGGCTGCGCAAATAGCGGGTCAGGGACGTGCAGGATTACCCATGCCGCCCATGGCTACCAGACCGGGGACTATGTGCGAGTGCAAGCCGTGACAGGAACGACCGGCGCGAATGGGTCTTGGAAGATCACGGTTCAGGGCGTGAACACGTATGACCTTGAAGGCTCTACGTTCAATGCGGCGTGGACTGGAGGCGGCAATAGCAGGCGTTATCCTACATGGAAATGGGCGCACGGCGCGTTCTCCGCTGATCGCGGCTACCCTTCCGCCGTTGCATTCTATCAAGACCGTCTTTGCTTTGCGGCCACTACAACCGACCCTGACACGGTGTGGATGAGCGAGGCCAGTTCTTATGAAAGTTTCAAGCTGAAGGACGCCAATCAGATCACAGCAGCGAACGCTATCACCTTAACAATTTCTGACGGTGAGGTGAACAAGATCGAAGCACTTCAGGGCACACCTGAAGGTCTCGTTGTCTTCTCGGCTGATAGCGAATCCATCATCCAGCAGGCGACCGGGAATGAGCCGTTAGGCCCCGGCAACGTGCGCGCGGTCCCTATTTCAAAGCTCGGGTCCAAGGATGTGCGGCCAGTTCGTGTATCGGACGCAACCATGTTCATTCAACGTGGCGGGCGCAAGGTCCGGGAATTCATCCAGCAGGACGGGGGCTTTGTCGGAAATGACGTGACCATTCGGGCGGAGCATCTGTTTTCCCAGTACGGCGTTATCTCTGCCGACTTCTGCCAGGAGCCGGATTCCATCCTCTGGTGCGCGCGGTCGGACGGGAAGTTGCTCGCCTTCACCTATCAGAAGGAGCAGAACGTTTTCGCATGGTGCCAACATCAGTTGGGCGGGTACTCAGACTCAGGAAACACGCTTGCCCCCATTGTCGAATCAGTCTGTCAGGTCCCGAATTCTGACGGCTCGTTGAATGAATTGTGGCTGGTGGTGAAGCGGTATGTGAACGGCGGGACGGTTCGCTATGTCGAATACCTCAAGCCCCGCTGGATCAGGGGCACGGATGTGTCTGATGGCTTCTTCGTTGATTGCGGGCTGACGTATGACGGCTCGGCAGTCTCCACCATATCGGGCTTGAACTGGCTCAGGGGGCAGACAGTCACGATCCTTGCGGACGGGAAGGTGCACGCTGCAAAGACGGTATCCGCTTCGGGGACAGTCACGCTCGATTACACGGCGTCTACAGTTCACATCGGCCTTGGCTATGTCGGGCGGGTTCAGTTCCCACGCCCCGAGGCGCAGCAGCCGGACGGCACGGCGCAAGGCAAGGACAAGCAGGTAAAGAAGGTGGCCGTGCGCCTCCTGAACACCAACAACCTGAAGTTCGGGCCATCGTTCGACAACATGGCGCGCGTGGAATTCCGAAAGAACACGGACCCGATTGACCAAGCGGTGCCGCTTTTGGACGGGGACAAGCGATTTGACTTCAACGCCCTGCCCGGAGACGGGGACGGGTATATCTGCCTTGAACAGGATTACCCCTATCCGTTCTGCGTCGTGGGCGCGTTCGCGACTCTGGAGGTCTACTGATGCTGACCCAGTTCACCCCCGCCCATCTTGCCCTCATCGACCTTCAGCGCGGGCAGTCGCACGAGATGGTGACGGAGAAGGAAGCGGAATTCGCTTCCCAGATGGGGCCTGCGTGGACGCTGGCGAAGCCGGACGGTTCGATACTGGCTTGTGGTGGCTTTGTTGTCACCCAACCTGATCGGGCCATTGGCTGGGCCTATATCGCGCAGGATACGGGCAACAGGTTCCTGTCCGTCTTCCGCATGATGCGCAGCATGATTGAGAACGCACCTTGGGAAAGGGTCGACTTCCTCGTGCATGATGAGTTCCCCGAAGCTCACAGAATGGCAAACCTCCTCGGGGCAAAGCGGACAGGGGGCATTGACGTAACCAGCCGGGACGGAACGCACAGGCACTATTCAGTCTATTCGCGAGGGTCCGGCAATGGCTGGCATTGATAGCCTAATCCAACTTGCTCAGCTTGCGGGGGCAGGCGGACGCCTTGCAGAAGGCTACGGCGAGTATCAGGCAGGCAAGTATAACGCTGGCGTTCTCAATGCGCAGGCCCGTCAGGTCGCGACGAACGCGGGCATGGAAGAGGCGAAGCTTCGCAGGGAACAGCGGCAGGAAATCGGCAAGCAGATCGCGGGCGCTGGTTCAAACGGAATTGCGTTCAGCGGTTCGGTCACAGACGTCATCCGGCAGAACATCGAGAACCAGGAAATGGACGCCCTGACGCTCCGTTACCGGGCTGAGATTGATAGGGCCGGTCTGAAGGCACAGGCCAAGATGAAACAATTTGAAGGCAAACAGGCATTGTTCGGCGGCATCGCGGGAGCGGGAGGCAAGTTGCTTTCCTCATTCGGCGAGGACGCCCTGAAGTCCCGCAAGCCCACAGTGACGGTCTATTGATATGGCGAACATTCCTATCCTCAACCAGCAGATCGGGCCGGGCCTTGGTTCGGTCAGCCCGCTTCCTCAGAACCGCATGGGCGGGGTGGGTGGGCGGACGCTTGCCAATGAGGCAGACCGGGCCGAGGAACTGCTCACAAAGATTGCGGACCAAGATGCGGCGGTTGAAGGGCTGAACCGTCTCGCCTCATTCAAGACCGCGCAGGCGCAGCGACTCGACCAGTTGCAGCAGTCAGTAAAATCCCCGGACGGGTTCACTCCATTAGCTCTGAAGGACTTCGACGAAGTGTCGAAGGAATTCATGGGCGGGATCGAGAACAAGCGCGTCGTTCGCTTCCTTGAAACGCGTATGCCGGAACTCCGGGCGAGTGTGGCAGGGAGCGCCATCCAATGGGAAACCAATTCAAGGCAGGCACTCAGGGTCCAGAACTTCACGGACGGGCTGAACAAGTACGCCACGACTGTGCAGGCTGATATTGCCTCCTATCCCGGCGCACGGGCGGACCTCCTGTCCGCTATCGAACTGGGTGGCTTTGATCCGGTAGAGGCGTCCAAGCTTCGTTCCACGGGATTGAAAGCACTCGCACGCTCTGCCGTCTTTGGTGAGATTGAGCGTAATCCGCAGGGCATCATCGACAAGCTGAACAAGGGCGAGTTTCCAGACCTTGAGGCGGATACGCGCCTTCAGGCCATGAACGCGGCGCAGATGGAAATCAAGCGACAGGCGGCGGAGGCAAAGGCGGACCAGCAATTGCTGCGTCAGGAGAAACTGACCACGCTTCAGTTCTGGATGAAGGCGGACACGGAAAGCCGGAAGAACACGGGCGTTCCCGTTCCCCTTCCTGAGAACATCACGGACGAGGATTTGGCCGGTATCCTGAAGCCAGCCGAGATTGAGCGCCTTCGCAACCAGCAGGGGCGGGCGGATAGCATCTTCCAGGCGACCGGCGAGATGAAGACGCAGACCATTCCAGAGATGAACCAGACGGTCGAAGCCCTGAAGCCGAAGGGTGGTGAGCCGGATTACGACGCGAAGCAGGAAACGTACAACGAAGCCCGCAAGCAGATGGATGAGCAGATGCGGATTCGGGCGACAGACCCCGCTACCTATGCCCGCCAGTCCTTCCCGAAGGTGCAGGAGGCATGGCAGGCTTACGAGCAGACGCAGGATGCGAAGACGCTCCAAGGCGCTCTGACCGCCTCCCTGAACGCGCAGGCGAGCGTGGGCATTCCAGCCGCCGCCCGCAAGCCACTTCCGGCCCCGCTTGCCAAGTCCATTGCGCAGCAGATCACGGGTGAAAGCCCGGAGAAGGCGTACAAGCTCATGCGCCAGTGGGCCATGGACTTCGGCCCCATGTGGCCGCAGGTACTGCCCCAATTGGCGAAGGACTTGCCGACTGCCTACAAGGTGGCGGCTACCATCAGCGACCCAATCAATGCTTCCATTCTCATCCAGAATTCCCGGCAGCCGATTGAGGGATTGCGGAAGACGGCAGGGCCTGTCGCCAAGGAAATCACGGACGCGGTTGCAGCCAATGAAGACCTGAACACGCTGGGCCGTGCGTTCGGATTGGGTGGGGCGAAGCTCAAGCAGGACGTCATGTCCGCAGTGGAAACCCTCGCGCTCGGGCGGGCCGTTACCATGGGCGACGACGACCCGGTGGGTAATGCCGTCAAGGCCGTTGTCAATGACAGATACTCATTCGGGTACGTGAACTCACGTCCGTTTGCGGTAGTCGGCAAGTACAAGGACCGGGTGGGGGATATTGAGACGGGGGCGAACATCGCCCTTGAGAAACTGGCCCCGGCTGATTTGGACCTGCCTGCCATTGACCCGGCAGTGCCGGAAGCCAGTCAGCGGGAAAGTTACGCCCGTTCCATCAAGCGCAATTCCTACTGGACGACAACTGAAGGCGGTTCCGGCCTTACCCTCATGTCAGATCGTGGCGTGCCTGTCATGTCGAAGGGCAAGCCTGTCCGTCTGAGCTACGACGAATTGCTGAAGGTGAAGCAGGACAATCCGCCTTGGCGTCCGTTCATTGGCTACGGCGGCAAGGGTGGGCCATTGGACGCGGTGGCTACCAGTGCGGGCGGCAAGGTGGAATACCCGGTCAAGGGCTTCTCTTACCTTGAGAACTTGCAGGAAGGCGACATCTACGAAGACCCGCGAGCGGGGACGCTCATCAAGCGCGGGGACAAGATGGTGCGCTATGAGCCGAAAGAGCCGGAACGTGTCGTGGACCCGAACGCCATGACCGAGGCGGAGTTCCTGTCCGGCAATGCAGCGGATACGCGCGCACAGGCCCCGACACGGGAAGACGTTTCCAAGTTCCTCGTGCAGAAGGGCAAGGAAGCCCCGAAGTGGGAGGGTGACTACAAGACCGTCCCCCGCTGGCTGAAGGACATGGAGCAGCAGCGCAAGCAGGGGAACTATGGGCGCTCCGGCATCGACCCTCGAGCCGAGGCGCAGATAGCGGCTATCCAGGCGGAATACGATCAGGCTGATTCAGCCTATCGGAAGCGGCTGCGAAATACCCCAGTCATCAAGGAACTCGTTAAGCTCGGAATGCTCAAGTAATGGCCGAGGAGCGGGAAGAACCGAACCTGTTCCAGTTGATTGGCCCTCCTATCGCGGAGGACCAAGGAACGATTTACGACTATGAGTCGTCCATAGGCGAGAAGCTTCAGTCAGGCTTTGGCCGTCAGTTCGACACGAATGTGTTCTCCAGTGGCGTCGCCCGCCCGCTGAACATGCTCAACGAAGACCTGATGGCGATTGCGGGTGCTGCTGAATGGGTGAATGCGGACAAGGCACGGGCTGAAATCACAGGGGCCGGGCTTGACCTGACGGTGCCGGATAACGGCATTTCCCGCTACGAACTCGACACGCTCAAGTACCTGAAGAAGCGGGAGCGCGAGCAGCGGCAGCTTTCCGCACGTAACCAGTCCCT